TCAGAACCATGCGCTCAGAAACACCGAGAGATTTCGCGGCAGTATCGACGCTTACCTCAAGCTGGGAGTGGGGCTGGCTGCGGCGTGGCATCGCGGGCGACATGATCCTTGATTAGGAGTGCAGAGTACCCTAGCAGGGGGCATGCTCGCTCAAAAGGGGAAACATTCCGGACTGGCATGATTTCCGAAATTTCGGAAATTTCCGAAGTTGCCGAAGTGACATTTCGGAAGTTTCGGAAATGACGGCTGATCATAAAACACGCATAGTCAATTAGATTAGCATGTTACGTTAACGTGCTGTTTCGGCATGATTTCCGAAATTTCGGAAATTTCCGAAATGGAGCCGCTGGGGGCTACGCCCCCAGACCCCAACACCAAGGACCAAGGTCCAAGAAACCAAGGACTTAGTGGGCATTGGAGAAGGCGCAGCGGAAGCCCACGACGCTGTAGACGTCCGACGGCCCATTGACCAAATAGGCGGCGAACACGCCGGCGTACGAGCCATCGTTCCAGTAGGCGCCGCGGAGCAGGGCATTGCCACTCGCGGTGCACCCATAATACTGACCGGCCCCGTTAGAGGAGGTCAGCGAGCCACTCGGGCCGGCTACCAGCTTTTCCCAGTCGGTCACGTTGGCGTTGTTCCACTCGACCCATCCGGTGGTGTACCAGCTGGTCGTGTCGCACTGTGCATCCGTCCATTCCCAGACGTTGCCGGCGAGGTCCCAGATGACATTGCCGTTGCTGAGGACGTGGGTGCGCATTTGCGATTTGTTGGCGGCGCCAGCCGAATAGGCTGTGCTGTAGCCGTTGCCCGTGCCGTAGTAGCCATAGTCGGTGCTGTTGCCAGCATTGGTGCCGGGGCCACGCAGGGCGCAGGAGTTGTTGCTGGCATTCGATAGTTCCAACGTGAGCGTGCAGCTCGAGAGCGAGGGGTCGGCCACTGCTGCCAAGGCGCTGGCCGGAGAGTTATCAGAGTGGCCAGTGGCAAGCTGAATACCGGCGGCCGAGTCGATATCGTTAATGGCGGTGGCCTCGATGTTGCGGGCGATGGTCATCCACTCGCCTTCGTTGACGAGGTGGCCGCCGACCCGCTTGCAGGCGCTTTGCGCCTCATACCAGGAGACGTTGACCCAGGGGGTGCCCGCAGAGGTCGACACTGCTTGGCCGGTGGTACCGTCCTTTTTGGCCTCGTACTTCATGACGCAGAAGCTTGCGTTGGTGAAGCTCGCATTGCCCGGCACCAGGATATAGCCCGTGGGGCAGGTGAGGCTTGCTGTCGGCAGATTGGTGAGCTGCGAGCCGTCGACGGCCGGCAGCCGGGCACTGCCGTCGAGTTGGACCACTTTGCTCGCGGTGGTACCGACATCCAGTGTGGCAGCCGTGCCGAGGCCGAGGCTGGTGCGCGCCGTGGCGGCGACCAGGCCGGTGCTGCCGCCGTCCCATTTCATGCGGTCTGTGTAGGCGGTGTTCCAGTTTGCAGAGTTGTCGGCGACGACGCTGTAGGTCCCTGCCGCGGTGCGTGCCATTAGGCCGTCTGAGCCGAAGTCGCCGTTCATCACGGCGCCGGCGCTGTCGACCGCAGCCGTCGTGACGACGCCTGTGAGCTGGGAACCGTCGACAGCCGGCAGCTTGGCGGTGCCGTCTAGCTGCACGACATTGCTCGCGGCAGTGCCGACGTTCAGCGTGGCAGCTGTGCCGAGGCCGAGGCTCGTGCGGGCGGTCGTCGCATTGAGGCCGCTGGCGCCACCGTCCCACTGCAGCCGATCACTGTAGGCGGTGTTCCAGTCGGTGGCGCTGAGAGCAAGCCACGACGTCGTGCTGCCGTTGGTCGAGAGCACCTTGCCGGAGTTGCCGGTCTGGGCCGGCAGAAGACTCGTTAGCGCTCCGTCGGCGGTCGTCGCGCCGGTGCCGCCCTTGGCGACGGCCACGGCCGCGCTGAGGTTGGCGGGAGTGAGGTTTGAGACGGCCGAACCGTCGACGGCTGGCAGCTTGGCGGTAGCGTCAAGCTGCACCACTTGATCGGCGGCGGTGCCGACATCCAGCGTGGCGACCGTGCCGAGGCCGAGGCTGGCGCGGCCGGTGGCGGCCACGAGACCGGTGGCGCCGCCGTCCCATTTCAGGCGGTCGTCGTAGGCGGTGTTCCAGTTGGTGGTGCTGAGAGCAGTCCACGAGGCCGCCGTGCCGTCGGTCGAGAGCACCTTGCCGGAGTTGCCGGTCTGCGACGGCAGCAAGTTGGTGAGCGCCGCACTGGCGCTGGCGGCCCCGGTGCCGCCGCGGGAGATCGCAAGCTGCGCCTCGGAGCTCATCACGCCGCTGCCGTCGTTGACGAGCACGTGGGAGGCTGTGCCGGACGCCAGTTTGGCGCGGGCGATATTGGCACCCGCCTTGATCTCCGAGTCCTCGATGTTGCTGATCGTGTTGTTGTCGGCGTTGATCGTCTTGTTGATGAACGTGTCGGACGAGCTGGCCGTGGTCGCGGTCGCCCACGTCAGCACACCCGAGCCATTGGTCGACAGCAGCTGGCCGGCCGTGCCGTCTGCGGCAGGCAGAGTCCAGATTTGATTGCTTGCAACCGCGTCGGGCGCCTTGAGGCCGACGTAGTTATTCTCGAGCCCGTCACGCTCCTCAAAGCGCAGCTCGCCGGTTTGCCCGGCACCGCTGCCATAGCCGTCAAGCGTCACACCCGCTTGAAGGTCGCTGGTGAGCGAGCCGACCGGAAGGACGGTGGCCGCAGTAATGGCCGCCTGCTTGGCGTTGAGTTGGGCTTGGGGGTCCGAGGTCAGGCCCGCCAAATAATTGAAGTGCGTGTTGTCGACTGCTCCCGTGCCGATCTTGCTGGCGGCGATGTTGGCCGAAGCGCTGATGTCGGCATTTACGATGGTCCCGTCGGCGATGATGGTCGACGTGACGTCGCCGGTGCTCAGGCCGCCGCTGACAACGTCGTTCATGAGCTTGAAGCTACTGGTGGCGTTGTCCCACTTGATGACCTTTTGGTCGTTGCTGGCATCGAGAGTGTCGGTGAAGGCCTTGCCGCGGATCTTGGTGACCACCGTGGCATTCTGCGTGCCGGTGACGTCGCCGCTGAGGGTGCCGGAGAAGCTCTGCGCCTGTTTGATGGCGGTGATGTCGCCACCAGCGTCGACTTCGACAAAGGCATTGGTCGCCTTGATCACGCCCGGTGTAGTCGCGCCAGCAGTCGGGAGCGTGGCGGTCAGGCGGCCGCTTTCGTCGAACGTCACGGTGCTGCCGTCGACCGGCACCCGGGCTGCCAGCGGCACGACTGCAAAGCGCTGCCGAGGATAGGTGCGCGCGTTGGTTTGATCGGTGATCTCGATATAGGCGGCCGTCTCAGCCGAGGGGAAGATCGCGCTGTAATCCTCGACCGGGAGATCGAGCGTCAGCTGAAAGACCCCCTCCTGGAGGGTCACTGCGGGGACGACGACTGGCTCGCCCAGCAGCGGACTGCCGCCGGTCTCACTTCGGAAGAAATGGACGGCAAGATCGACGGGCCCCGCAAGCGGGCTGCCGGTCGGACCTGTCAGGCGGCCACCGTAGGAGAGCGGGAATGGGCCGGCGCTGGCGGCCAGCGGCGCCAGGGCGAGCCACAGCCCGGTCAGAGCCGAGGAGAGTTGGTGGTGCTTGGGCATTCGGGCAACTCCGAGCAGGCACGGATTCCTCTAGGCAGCTTGTAGGAGGAGGTCGGACTTTTGCCTCAAAGTCTTTAGGGAAAGTGAGAATCTGGCTCAACAGCTCGACTTTTATGGAAGGAGTAGAGGGGCTTGGGATGACGTCGGATAGGGCGGCTAGAGTTTGTACTTTAGGACAAATTTTTCATATAGTAAAATCAAAGGAAATCCGATAAGAGAAGGACGGGGGTTATCCTGCTCGTCGGTGGTGACAAGGGATCGCAAGCATCCGACATCGAAACTGCTCGAAAACGGCTGCAGGACAAGGAGTAGGCCATGGCTCGCTTTACCAAAGAGCGACTTGAACAATTCCAGGACGTCGACGAGCTGCTGAATGCGCGCCTGACGCCAGAGGAGCGAGCGGAAAGCAGGCTCGAAGCTTTGCAAGAGCTTGCCGATTTGAAGGCGATGCAGGAAGAGCTGAGCAGGACTGTGGTTGAGTTCATGGCGACTGAAAAAATTGGGGTTCCCATGCTCACCTCGAGACTGGGAACGAGCACACGGCAGGCTTATAAGATCGTCAATGCGGAGGCGAACCTCACGCTAGCCAGTCTTGTGGAGCTGGGGCGGGTGTTAGGCAGGCGTCCTCGGATTGTTTGGGATCGGCGCGAGGATGAACAAGAGTAAGCAAGCGGCTCTCCCGAGGTCGCTAGCCCTCTTTATCTGCAAAAAGACGATGCACCCAGCCGATCGACCCTAGCCTAGCGCCATTCTGAGATGTCAGGCGGCCCCGAGGGGGTGGCCGGCCGCCCTCTTGAGCGACGGGGACGGGTGCTTTGTGCTTCAGCGCTTGCCGAAAGGTTCCGATAACGGTACTCTTAACAGCTATGCGGGGCTTTCGCTCTGTGAAACTGAGGAGTTACCAATGCTTAACTTCAAGACCGTGACCCTCACCGACCTGAAGAAAGACTCAAACGCCCTCTTTGCCGGCGTGACGCGGGAGCAGCCCTTGCAGGTGCTCCACCGTGCCCACCCGGTCAAGGTGGTCATCCCGCTCGACCACTACCTGGATCTCGTTACCTGCTGGCACAGTGGCGAGAGAGGGAAAGAGGTCGTGCCGAAGGCGCTCGAGCAGGAGCTGCGCGAGGTGCGCGAGCAGTATCGTGCGTTGATGCTGAAGCTTGAAGGCAGCAGCGACCACGACGCCGGTGATTCTGCCGCGAAGCCTGAGAGTGAGACGGCTTGATGACGAACCAGAAGCGGGCGACATGGCGGTGGCGTTCGCCGGCCGTCTATCAGGCGGTATTGCGCCGGGCTCTGGACAAGGCGGATTATTCAGGCGCGATCGAGACGGCCGAGAAGTATCTCACGAAGATCCGCTTTGTCATCGAGACGGCCGAGCGCAATCCGGAGCTTTGGACCTCGACCGGCAAGCCACCCTATCGATTTACGCCGCTGCCAGGTCCCTCTCCTGGCGAGGGGGACGTTGTTGTTTGGAGCTGGGACGGCGCCGAGCTGGTGGGCGAGGGTGTCTATTCGTGTTTGCCGCCGGCTTACCAGACGTAGGCGGAGCGCCGTGAGGCGCTAGGCGCCGAGCGGCGTCGGGGGCTGCGGAGGAAAGCGAGTAGTCTTCGCTGGCCGCTTGACCGCTTGCTTTGCTCTAGCGTCCCTCGGAGACGTCAAGCGGCGTCACGCCTAGACCGCGGCTCTCCAGCAGCTTGCCGAGCTGCTCGAGGGCGGCTGCCGCCTTTTCGAGCGATGCACAGGCGCTTGGCATTTCGCGCGGGGTCATGGCGCCGCGTGCCCAGGTGACGTGAGCGCGGATGCGCTCGAGCCAGCCGGCAAGGTCGGTCGGCGGTTCGCTGGCGCTAGGGGAATACCACCAGGTGGCGGCGGCTTGAGGGCTGGGTTTCTCATTGTTTGTCATGGCTAGCTCCTGTGTCGTAGGCCTCCTTGGGTCTTGTTCGATCACGGATTGCGACAACACCTAACGATTTGACGACCGCTGCGCTGCTGTCGATGACCTTCGGTTTTCCGCGTTTTCTTGCCGTCTGCTGCCTGGCTGCTGCCTACGCGCTCGGGCGGCTGGACCGCTGGAGCCGCTTGCTTTGAGCAGCGGCGCGAGTTGGCTCAATGCTAGCACTTCGATCCCAAGCACCTGGCCGTTCTTGTCAAGGTCGAACAAGATGCCCGGGCGCAGCTCGACCGTGGATGCGACCTTGCCGGTGCGGAGCTTGATGTATGCGACGTCTAGCTTGGCGTCTTTTGTCACCTTCACGGGCTCAGTCCTTCCAGTAAGCGGTGATGAGGAGATATCCACCTCGCACCTTCAAGTAAACCACTAGCAGGGTTCGGCGTGCGAGGGGAAGCTCCGCGATGAATCGGCCGCTGATATCGATGCGTGTTGTCTCTCCGAGCGCAATGCAGCGACGCACCTCAGTGCGCGAGATGCGACGCTCTTTGAGGCGGAGTGCAGCGTGCGGGGAGACTTCAAGAGGTGCGGGAGCCATTGCCTAAAAACTCCACCAGCAAGAAATGGGTCAGCGCGCTTTGCGTCGGCAGAACGTGTACGGCGAGCGCACTTGTGTGCCGACCTTTGGCTAAGCCCCCCTTCGTCTTTAAAGAGCGAGGCGGTTGAAGAGGTCATTGCTTTCAATGCGCTGTGGCAGATGGACAGTCTGATCAGGGTCGAGATGATCAGCGATACGTGCCAGCTCATTCAGATCGAGCCCAAGACGGCGGGCATAGATCACCCGGAGACGAAACTGCCGGTCGATGCTGAGATGGCGGGTCGTGTTGTTGACCGATTCAAACTTATTGTACTCTTTGACGTCCATGTTGAGGGCACTCGCGGTTTCTTGCTGGGTCAAGCCGGCAACGATGCGAAGAAACCGCAACTGCTGCTTGTCGAGAGCATGCGCATCGTTGATGAGCTGTGTGGCAATGCCGAGCCTGAGATTCTGCTCGAGCCCTGGGTAGAAATAGAGCGTCTCACAGGTATCGCACTCGACAAAGGGCGCCTTGACCAGGAGGACCATGCCGAGCCCTTCGATGGTGTGGGGGATGTTTTCTCGGATTGTGACCTTCCAGGTGCCTTTGCAGTCACACGTGGCGTGGGCGTCGTCGAACTCATCTTGGAGACGGCGTTCGTCGAGGCTCCTAAGGTTACCAAAAGTCATATGTCACCCGTCGCCGGCCGCTTGATTCGTTCTAGTGTCCCTCGGAGACGTCAAGCGGCGTCACGCCAAGACCACGGGTCTCCAGCACCTTGCCGAGCTGCTCGAGGGCGGCTGCCGCCTTCTCGAGCGATGCACAGGCGCTTGGCATTTCGCGCGGCGTCATGGTCCCGCGCGCCCAGGTGACGTGAGCGCGGATGCGCTCGAGCCAGCCGGCAAGGTCCTTCGGCGGCTCGCTGGCGCTTGGGGAGTACCACCAGGTGGTGGCGGCTTGTGGGGCAGTCTTCTCATTGCTCGTCATGGGCAGCTCCTGCGGCGTCGCGCTCCTTGGCGCGCCTTAGGCGGATGTACTCGGTGACGGCCATCTTGATAAAGCTCTGGTAGCCGATGTTGAGGCGCTTGGCCTCTTCCTTGGCGTTGGCAAGCAGCGACTCTGGCCACTTCATATAGACGGGCGCCAGGGGCTCGTCGCTTTTGGGCCGGCCGCCGCCGTGACGCTTGGCGAGGTTTTCTTTGACCTGCCGGTCGATCTCGTGGATCTCAGAGAGCTCGTCGTCTTGGGCGGCCACCCAGTCGCTTTGACGGCCGGCTCGAAAGTCTTCTTCGAGTTTTTGGGCCTCTTTAAGGTCGGCCTCTCTCTCAGCCTTGGTGCTTGGATCGATGGGGTAGTTGGAGGGCATTGTTAGCTTCCTTTTTTCAAAGCTCATCGAGCCACAGTGCTGTTTTGAGTTTGAGTTTTCGCCTGTTGCGATCGGGGGTCAGAAAGAGGACCAGCACCCGGTCGCTCATGGTTGGCGCGATGATGCGCCAGGTTTCGGGCGGGTCGTGCCGCGGGTTGCGAGGCCGCCTCCAGTCTGCGGGCGAAGAGTTGCAGTAGGCTTCCTCCACGTCGGTTTCTGTGACGCCATGCTCGGTTGCGATTTTCTCCAAGACCCATGGGGAGATCTCGAGGGTGTAGCCGTCAAACTCCCTCACCACCAGGTGAGCCTCCTCTCTCTAGTCGGCACTATTTTATATATACTTTAGCTCAACCGACCCTTCCTAGCAAAAATATATGTGAAACCATCCTAATTCCTGCGCAGGGACGCAAGTCCGCAAAATTTTTCATTCTCTAGTGAGCTGCTGCGGCGCCGCCGGCACCGCAAAAGGGGGGTGGGAAAGGACCCGTTTGCACGCTTTCTACGCACTGTGTCGGAAGCTGTGGCCGCTTTGGCAAAAGCCGTAAACATGCCGTCTTTTGTCTGCTATCTTAGCGGCATAGGTTCATTTCCCGACAGAATGCATGGCCGTGCGCGAGGGCTCCTTGTGGCTCAAGGGTTTTGCGTCTCATCTTCGGCGGGCGTCCGGCCCCTCGGAGTAACCCTGTCTTACCTCCTACTTCTCACGACGAAGAAAGGGGTAGGGATCGGGCGCTATTTATTCGCAAAAGGGTGCTGGGGAAGGAGCAAGGTCGGGTGCTGACGATCTACTACGTGTCGCTTGGTGGCTCACTGGAGGAGATGAAGCGGATCTACCGGGCGCAGGAGGAGAGGCGGCATCCCGGCAAGATGCTGCCGCACCTGGACGAGCGCATGAACAAGGTGCGGGTGGTACTCGAAAAGAATACCTCCTTTCGCTCGCTGATGCTGACGGCCGAAGACCGCAGTGTGGTGGTGATCGATGGCCTGAACCACCCCAGGCTCGACATCGACCTCTTCGTCGACCTCTACGAGAAGCGCAGGAAAGACGGCCTCTACGTGCGGCTGCTTGATGAAAACCTGCTGCTTGATCCCAAAGAGCAGATGACCAGCTCGTTTCTCACCGGGGTCATGAACGCTCATCAGAAAAAGCTCCGCCCCCGACGGCTTCCCAGCATCGCCGAGGCCCATGGCAAAAGCTTTATCTCCGACATGCAGCGCGAGAGGCGAGAGGGCGCAACGCTGGAGGCCTTGGCAAAAAAGTACGGCGTGTCGGTGAGCGCTGCCCATCGCTACACGCGCGGCCACCAGCGACCGCTTGCGCGCAAGGTGGAGGGCGACAAGTCCGAGCCGGCCCCAAGCCTTGCCAGGCTTGGAAACCTCGCAGAGACGCCCGAAGAGAGGCTCGAGCAGCTTCTCGAGATCTTTCTTTCCGGCCAAAGAAAGCCCGCCACCGCCAAGCTCTACCGCAAGCACCTGGGCACCTACCGAAGCTTTGCGGCCAGCGTGCTCGAAAGCCCCGTCGACCGTCTCGACAAGTTCACGCTGGAAAGCGTCGTGGCCTTCAAGCAGTACCGAAGTGAGCTTGGCAAGCAGCCGGCCACCATCGCCAGCGAGCTGTCGGCCGTCAAAGCCTTCCTGGGGTTTTGCGCTGGCGAAGAGGAGATCCCCAAAAACCCGCTTCAAAGGCTCAAGGTTCCAAAGGTCGAGAGAAAGGTCCAGACCGAGGCGCTCACCCGAGACGAAACCGCCAAGGTCATCGCCACGGCCCAGGAGATCTTGAAGTCGACGCCGCCTTTGAACATCCCCCAGCGCTGGAAGGCCCACCGCGATCTTTTGGCCGTCTACCTCCTGGCCGGCGTCGGCATGCGCCACAGCGGTCTTTTGTCGCTCAGAAAGTGCGACCTCCTCGAAACACGCCGCGGCAAAAGCCTCGCCATTGAAAGCAAGGCCAACGCCGATCGCTACACCGTCGGCGTCTCAAAGCCAGTCGCCGACATGGTCGAGGCCTATATCGAGCGCTACTTTCACGACGCTCCTCCCGAGGCCTACCTTTTCTCGGCCTCTCTCGAGGTCAAAGACAAGCCGCTTGGCATCTCGACCAGCTGTCGCCGCATCAGTAGCCTTTTTGACAAGGCCGGCATCACCCCGATCACTGCCGGGGGAAGCCAAAGAAGAGCCCACAGTCTCAGAGTCTCTTGGGCCAAGTTTGCCTACGAAGATGGCGCCGATATCCGTAGTATTCAGCTCAAAATGAATCACAGCGCCGTCGACCAGACCTACGCCTATCTTAAAATCGACGACGCCGAGGTCGACACCAGGTGGCTGCCGACTGTCCGTCTGCAAACCTCCACCGGAGTGAGGCTTTGAGGGAAGAACACAAAGGAGGAGCCCTCGAGGCCGAGCAGGTGCGGCTCACCAAGGTGAGAGCCGACAAGCTCGAGCTGGAGCTGCTCGAGAAAGAGCGTCAGCTCGTGCCAGTCGACGAGGTGAAAAAGCTCTGGAAGGCGGCCGTCATGGCGGCCAAGGCCAGGCTTCTTGCCATCCCAGCCTCTAAAGCGCCCACCCTGGCTCTGCTTGGCGAGCCAGCCGAGGTCGAAGAAGTGCTCACAAGGGCCATCGACGACGCCTTGGCCGAGCTTTCCAGGGGAGAGGTCATTTGAGGGCAGAAAGAGAGCTGCTCGAAGTCTTTCGCGAAGCCTTTGCCCCGCCGCCTCGGCTTTCCATCTCGGACTGGGCCGAGCGCTACCGTGTCCTCTCGGGCGAGGCCTCGGCCTCGCCTGGCCGCTGGCGCACCGACAGCGTGCCATATCTTCGAGGCATCATGGAGGCCGTCAAGGCGCCAGACGTCAAAGAGGTCATCGTCAAGGCCGCAGCCCAGGTCGGAAAGACCGAGTTTCTCCTCAACTGCATCGGCTACTACACCCACCAGGAGCCAAGCCCCCAGCTGGTGCTTCTGCCAACGCTTGAGCTAGCCGAGATCTGGAGCAAAGACCGCCTGGCCACCATGATTCGCGACTCCAAGGTCCTGGCCAAGATTGTCGAAGACCCCAAGGCCAAGGACAGCTCCAACACCATGCTGCACAAGCGCTTTGCCGGCGGTCACATCTCGCTGGCCGGCGCCAACTCGCCGGCCTCGCTCTCGTCACGGCCGATTCGCATCGTCTACGCCGACGAGGTCGACCGGATGCCCGACTCGGCTGGCTCGGAAGGAAGCCCGCTCGATCTGGCGCGAAAGCGCTCGTCGACCTTCTACAACCGAAAATTTATCGCGACCAGCTCGCCCTCTAGAGAGCGCCGGACCTCCAAGATAAACCGCCTCTACGAGGCCTCAAGGCGGCACGTCTTTGAGCTGCCCTGTCCCCACTGCCGCGCCTTTATCGTCCTTGAATGGGAGGGGGTCGTCTGGGAGGAGGAAAGGACTGAGACAGCCTTCTACCGCTGCCAGGAGTGTGCCGGCGCCATCTACGACGGCCACAAATTGGCAGCCCTCAAGGCCGGTCGCTGGCGCTGTCTTGACCCCGACAAGCGGGGGGCAAGTGTCGGCTTTCACGTCTCGGCCCTCTACTCGCCGTGGGTCTCTTTTGGCGAGACGGCCGACGAGTACATGGCAGCCCAGCGCGACACCGAGAAAATGAAGGTCTTCTACAACACCTTTCTTGGCGAGCCCTACGAGGACGAGGTCGACACGGTGGCCTCGAGTCTCCTTTCCACGAGAGCCGAAGACTACGAGGCCGAGGTGCCACGTGGCGTCAGGGTGCTTTGTCTTGGAGTCGACGTCCAAGACGACCGCCTTGAGGCCCAAGTCATCGGCTACGGCGAGGACTGGGAGGCCTGGGTCATCGGCTACTACGTTCTTTGGGGAGACGTCGCCACAGAGGCGCCGTGGGCTCTTCTCGACGAGCTTCGCACTAGGGAGTTTCGCCACGAGTGGGGCTTTCCCGTCCGGGTCGTGGCAACGGCCGTCGACTCGGGCGACAACACCAAGATCGTCTACGACTACGTGCGCGGCAAGACCGGCCAGAGGGTCTTTGCCGTAAAGGGCGTGCGCGGCACGGGAAGGCCCGTGGTCGGTGCGCCGAGTAGACGCAAAAGCCCCTCGGATGGGCGCGAGGTGGTGCTTTATCCCTTGGGCGTCGACGAGGGGAAGGCGCTTCTCTACCAGAGGCTCAAGCTCACAGAGCCCGGCCCCGGCTACATACATTTCCCCATGGCGCTTTCTGCTGATTACTATAAACAGCTTACCTCAGAACGCGTGAAGATCACTTACCAAAATGGCCACCCCGTCAAGGTCTGGGAGCTGCCGCGGCACCGCCGCAACGAAGCTCTCGACACGGCCGTCTACGCGCACGCGGCCGCCGTGATCCTCAATCCGCTCTTTCGCGAGATCACGCAAAGGATGGAGCGCCTTAGAGACAGCCACGGCAAGGCAAGCGAGAAAAAAAGACTCCTCATCAAGAAGCGAAGAGACAGCGTCGGCTTTGTGAACGCCTGGAGAAACTAGTGGAAGAGGTCAAAGCTGCGCTCGAGCGCGCACGCGAAATCTCGCGCGCCATCGACTCGACACTCGCTGGCCGCGTCGGCAAGGACGTCTCGTCTTTTGAGATCGAGACCAACCTCGGACGGCGCCGCCTCGACAAGATCCCGCTTCCAGAGCTTCTCAAGGCCAAAGACTACTACCAAAAAGAGATCGCCCGGCTTGAGGAGAGGCTTAAGCGAGGCGACTTGCCGCCTGCCCGGCAAGTCCTCGTGAGGTTTTAAAAAGGCGTGGGCTGGTTTGCGAGAGTCTTTCTCAGGCGCAAAGACAAGGTCCAAAGAAGGGGGTTTGACGCTGCCAAGACCTCCAGGCTTCAGGCGGCAGGCTGGGGGGCTGACACCCCCTACGACAAGGACATCCTCTCTTCCCTTTCAAGGCTAAGGGGGCGCTCGCGCGATCTGGCGCAAAATAACGACTACGTGAAGCGCTTTCTCGCACTCCTCAACACGCATGTCGTCGGCCCCAAGGGCATTCAGCTCAGGTGCTCCTTCAAGGTGCAGGGCGAAATCGACCACTCGGTTAACGACGAGATCGAAGAGCAGTTTCGCCGCTGGGGGAAAAAGGGTGCCTGTGACGTTACCGGGAAACTCTCCTGGCGAGACGTCCAGAGGCTTGTCCTGCAAGGGGTGGCGCGCGACGGCGAGGCCTTCGTGCGCTTTGTCTACAGCGAGCGCTACCCCTACGGTCTGGCGCTGCAGGTGATCGACCCGGCCCTTCTTGACGAGCAGCTCTCAGAGAGCAAGGGCGAGCGGCTCATCTCGATGGGAGTCGAGCTTGACGAGTGGGGAAAGCCGACTGCCTACTACTTCAAGTCAGGCCGCGACACGGGCGAGGTGGTGGCAGGTCGTCACTACCGGCGCATTCCGGCCGGCGAGATCCTGCACGTCTTCATGCAGGACATGCCGCAGCAAACCCGCGGCGTGCCGTGGATTCACACGGCCATGAGTCGCCTGAAGATGCTCGGTGGCTACGAGGAGGCCGAGCTGGTCGCAGCCCGGGTCGCCAGCACCAAGATGGGCTTTTTCAAGCAGACCGGCGGCGCGGGCTATGTCGGCGAAGACCTCAAGCCCGACGAGGATGGAAACGTCATCCAGAAGGCCGAGCCGGGGAGCTTTGAGCTCTTGCCCGAGGGGGTCGAGTTTCAACCCTGGGAGCCCGAGCACCCGGCGGGGAATTTTGGACCCTTCGTGAAGGCCTGTTTGCGCGGCATCTCGGCAGGTCTTGGCATCTCCTATAACTCGCTGGCCAACGACGTCGAGAGCGTCAGCTACTCGTCCTTGCGGTCGAGTCTTCTCGAAGAGCGCGACCACTACGTCTGCCTGCAAAACTGGCTGGTCGAAAACCTGTGCGAGGCCGTCTACGCGAAGTGGTTGACGGGAGCGGTGCTTTCCAAGAAATTCACGAAAATCACAACGGTCAACATGGACCGCTTTGACTCGCCGCAGTGGGTGGCTCGGCGCTGGGCCTGGGTCGACCCGCTCAAAGACACCAAGGCCAACATCCTGGCGCTGGAGGCCGGGCTCAAATCTCGAACCGAGATCATCTCCGAGCAGGGGAGGTCGCTGGATGACGTCTTTTCAGAAATCGTAGCCGAGAAGGCTAAGGCCGAAAAATTCGGCCTCTCCTTTGGAGAGGGCAGTGAAGAAGATAGCGGAGACGAAGCTGAGGCAGAGGCTCTTGAGCCAGACGAGCAGTATCTCTCATAGGCTCTCTGACCTGGCCTCGGGCGAGATCAACGACGAGGCGAGAACGGTGGTGCTCACGTTTTCGTCGGAAGCTCCGGTCGACCGCTGGTTTGGCAGAGAGATCCTCGACCACTCGTCGCGGGCTGTGCGCCTGTCGAGGATAAACCGCGGCGGAGCTTTTCTCTTAAACCACGACAGAAACCAGCAGGTCGGGGTCGTGCTGGAGGCCACAGTCGAGGGGCGGCGTGGCAAGGCGCTTGTCAAATTTTCCAGAAACAAGCTTGGCGAGGAAGCCTTCCAGGACGTCAAAGACGGCATCCGCACCAACGTGTCGGTCTCCTACCGCTACCACGAGCTAAAGCTCGAGGAGCAAAAAAGCGAGGGAGCCGACACCTACCGCGTCACCGACTGGGAGCCGCTCGAGATCTCGCTTGAGGCCGTGCCGGCTGACCCGACAGTCGGCGTCGGCAGGGGTAGTCACTTTGAAGACATCAACATGCTAGGCGGCCTCCAAGAGGAGCGCGCCGCAGAGCCAACGAGGGAGGAAGTTTCCGTGGCAGCAGGCGCCGAAGACGAACGCAAGAGGGCTCTTGAGATCATCTCGCTTGGAGACAGGTTTCAAAAACCAGACCTGGCGCGCGCGGCCCTGATGGAAGGCCTGTCGGTCGACGAGTTCTCGCGAAAGCTTCTTATGGCAATGGAGTCGCGCCCCGAGCTGCCAGCGGCAGCCCCCGCGTCGGCACGCGAGAACATCGGTCTAAGCCGCGACGAGTCAAAGAAATTTTCATTTCTCAAGGCCATGCGGGCAGCCCTCAACAACGACTGGCGGGGGGCCGAGTTTGAGCGCGAGGTGAGTGAGGCCGCAGCGGCGAAGTTTAAGCGGCAGACGAGCGGCTTTCTCGTACCGTCAGACGTGATTTTTGCCTCGCGCTTTGAGACGACAACGGCGCCGGGCTCGGCCGGCTCGCTGGTTGCCAGCAATATCCCGCCTGGCAGCTTTATCGAGGCGCTTCGGGCACGGCTTGTGATCCGCCAGCTCGGGGCCAAGATCCTCTCGGGCCTGGAAGGCAACGTGACCTTGCCCAGGATGGCCGGCGGCGCCAAGGCCTTTTGGGTGGCAGAGACCAAGGACGTCGAGGAGCAGCCCTTTAAGACCGACCAGGTGCCGCTTTCGCCCAAGTCGGTGGGTGCCTTCACCGATATTTCCCGGCGGCTTATTCTGCAAAGCTCCATCGACGTCGAGGAGGTCGTCAGAGAAGACCTCGCCACGGCCGTGGCGAGCGCCATCGACCTGGCAGCCATCGCCGGCAGCGGCAAGGACAACCAGCCCCGGGGCATTCTCTCGACCGAGGGCGTCACCAATGTGCCGCTCACCGATTTTGACTTTAACGCCGTCGTCATGCTCGAAACCGCGATTGCCAAGGCCAACGCCAATTTCGGCTCGCTCGCCTATCTCACAAACCCCAGGGTCTCGGGCATGCTGAAAACCACGCTCGTCAACGAGAACAGCAGCAACTTTATCTGGGGAAGCGGGCCTAACGGCCGCGGCATCGTCAACGGCTACCCGGCCGAGGTCTCGACCATCGTCCCCGACAACTTGAACACCGACAAGAGCGCCATGATCTTTGGCAACTGGGCCGACCTGGTGATTGGCGAGTGGGGGGTGCTCGACGTGCAGGTGAACCCTTATCTGAAGGGCACCTCGGGGACGGTGCGTATCCGAGTCATTCAAGACGTCGACATCGCCATCCGCCACCCCGAGTCCTTTGCCTTCTACGACACCATCAAGCCGCCTCAGGGGCCAGCGCCAAGCCCTGACCGCGCGCGGCCGCGGCGAGGCGAGAGTTGACACCAAAAGATGCCTTTGGCGAGGGGGACATTACCTTTTTTTTTAGAGGAACAGACCTCGTCCACCGGGGGGTGTTCAAATCCGGGAAGCTTTCCGGCAGAGAAGTGGCCGGCGTCTTTGACGTGAAGTTCTTCGACGAGGACCTCGGCTCGATGCGTGTTGCGGCCGAGAACAGCCAGTTTCTCGGCCTGACGAGTGATCTTTCGGGGGCTGAGGCTGGGGATGTCTTTACCGTTGAGGGCAGGCGCTACCGGGTCGCCGCCTGCCACGACGACCTCACCGGGATGAGCCAGCTTGATCTTGCCGAAGAGCTCGACAGCGAGATCGGAGAAGACTTCGCTTGAGTCTTGAAAGGGAAATCGAAGGTCTCGCCCAGGCAGCCCAGATGTCTGAGAAGACGCTCGAGGCGGCCATCGCGCGGGCTCTTTCGCGCACGGTGAGGACTTTTGCCCGAGAGCTGGCCAAAGAGACGGCAGACGAGGCGAGAGTGCCGCTAAGGCCCGTGCGCCAGAGGATCAAGACGAGAGGGCGCGGGATGAAAGCCACCCTCTCGATGATCACTCACGACCTGCCCTTGATCCTGGCGGGCGCCAGGCAGGCTCGGGCGGGGGTTGCGACCCGCCAGGGGGGGCAAGTCGAGGGCGCCTTTATCGCTCGCGGCCGGCTCGGGCGGCTGGAAAGAAAGGTCTACCGGAGGGTGTCGAGAGCGCGCCATCCGCTCGGGGCCCAGAAGGTGGAGCTGCACACGGCCGCCGCTGCCGCGGCGCTCCAGGTGGACGTGCGGGAGGTGTTCCTGAGAAACCTGCTGCACGAGGTCAAATACCGCGGAGGCCTACTCGGGTAGAGACGAGATGTTTGGCGAGATCTACCAGAAGATCGGTGACGAGCTTAGGCGGGTTTTTCCGAAAATCCCCGTCTACGACGCCTATCCCGAGACCAAAAAGATCGAGAAGGTGCCGGCCATCTTTTTTGAGATGACCGACTTTGAGCCCGAGGGCGACCCGATGACAGGCGAGATGGACTTTGAGACGCGCTGGGAGGCCCTGGCCGTCTTGCCGCCCGCTCGCGGCCGCCAGCAGGTGACAGCTCGCGACGTTGCAGCCCGTATCGCCCTTGCTATTCATAACCAGACATTTGTCGACTACGCGCGGCAGGCGCGGGTCATTCGCTGCGTCGACTCTCGGTTTGACCTTGCCGTTGCAGGCTACGAGGTGTGGTCTTGCGAGTGGGCGCAGCTGGTGCGTCTTGGCGTCAACGACTGGGACACTCTCGCCATGTACCCAGAGGCAGCGGAGGTGCCGCCGTGACCAAAAGAAAGCACGTGGTGCTTGATTTCACTGAAGAGGCCACCAGGCTTGGCTACCTGCCGTTTACGGCCTTTGACCCCTTCTCCAAGCTGGCCTTTGACGGCTACGTCGGCGAGTGGGCCTGGCCGCTGCTTGAAAAAAAGCTCAAAGAGCCCGGCAAGGCCTCCCCCCTCTGGACCGTCCAGTTTTGCTCGGCCATCCTCAAGCTAGGTCTTGACGTCTGCAGCAGCCAAGACGACCTCTACGAGTTTGTCACAAGAAGCGAGGCCTTCAAGGCCGCAGCCAAAGCTCGAAGGAGCTGGCAGTTTTGGACCTGGAGGCATTTTGACAAGCTCAAGGCCAAGCTTTTGGACCTGCCCCCTGAGATTCGCGAGAGGTCGCTCAAGAAATGCTCCGACTTCGAGCACGGCTTTCGCGGAAAGCACAAGATTCCAAAGCCCAAGAAGGCTCCGCCACCGCCCAAGGAAAAGACCGCTAAGGCAGCGCCCAAGCCAGCGCCCAAGCCGGCAGCCAAACCGGCGCCAAAGCCTGCGCCTCCCCCGCCAAAGCCGCGGCAGGGGGCTAGCAAAGCACCGGTGGTCGTCGTGCGAAGAAGCACGGCACCCGCTCCCGTCATCGTGCGCAAGACAAGGCTCACGGAGGACAAGCGGTGAAGGCGTTTGAGGCAGCTGAGATGCGGCGCCAGCTTGCAAGCCTTGTGAGCTTTGGCGTCGTCACGGCCACCCAGGACTTCGGTGCAAGAGCACGGGTCAGGATCGAGGGCGGCCTGGAGACCCCGCCGCTTTCGACTCTGAAACGAAGAGGACGAGGCGACCGCGAGAACTGGCCGCTCGAGGTCGGAGAGCAGGTCCTTTGTCTTTTTCCGTCTGGCTCGCTTGCTCAGGGGGTCATTCTCGGGGCTGTCATGACAAAAGACAGCTTGCCGAAGGAGGATGGTCACCGTCTGAGCTATAGCGACGGCGCGAGCGTGTCCTACGACAAGGCGGCCAAAGCCATGCGGGTCGTCTTGCCCGAGGGGGCAAGGCTCGAGGTCGAGGGCGGCGCCAGCATCGTCGTAAAGGCCAAGGCGGTCGTCGTCGAGGCTGAAACAGTAGCGCTCGGCGGCGCCGACGCGGCCGCAGGAGTTGTGACGACAGAGGCCGTCTGCGCCTTTACCGGGGGGCCGCACCCGCAGGGCTCTACCCGCTGCAAGGCCAAGCATGCTTAACGAGGCCGAAGTGAGAGAGAGGATACTCGCCAAGATGAAAGAGCTGGGCTTCAAGCTCGACGCCGAAGGGGCCAGGGGAGGCGTGTTGGCCGATCTTCTCGCCGAGCTTGTCGCCTACATCGTCGAGAAAAACGAGGTTCAGGTCGACCCCGGCAGCGGGAAAGGAAAGTTTGGATGATGTCGCGCCGCACGGGAAAGAGGCTCTCTCCTGAGGAGCACATTCGCCAAAGCCTCGAAGACATCCTCTCGACGCCCAAGGGCTCGCGCGTCATGCTCAGAGACTATGGCTCCAGGCTCTTTGAGCTGCTCGGCAGGGGGATCGACAAGATGTCGATCTTTACGGCTGTCCACGAGGCCGTAGCCCGCTGGGAACCCCGGGTGAGGCTCAACGCCGTCAAGGTGCTCGATGGGCCAGAGGAGGAGAAAAAGCTACCCGACGGGAATGTCTCCATCCTGCTTGACGGCGTCATCAAGCTGACAGACACGCCGTTTTCGCTCGCTGTGAGGCTTGAGCGGTGAGAGGCGGGGTGATTGATCTTCGTCGTCTGCCGGCGCCCGAGGTGGTGGAGACCTTGAGCTTTGAGGCGATCAAGCGCCAGCTACTCGAAGACTTTCGCGCTCGCTACGGCGAAGAAGTCGACCTTTTCGAGTCAGACCCCGCCGTCAAGGTGCTCGAGGTTTGCGCCTACCGCGAGCTGCTGCTGCGCGCCCGGGTGAACGAGGCCGCGCGTGCCACCATGCCGGCCTTTGCCCGGGGGGCAAACCTCGACCACGTCGCAGCACGCCGCGGCTTGACGCGGGCCGCTGGCGAGACAGACGAGAGTCTGCTTGGCCGGTTTTTAGACGAGGATGATCTCTTGTCGGCTGCCGGCTCCAAGGTCTCTTACATCGCTCAGGCCAAGGCCGTCCGGCTTTCCGGTGGCGGCTACGTCGTCGATGCCAACTGCGCCGAAGTGGGGCCTGCGAGGGTCAAGCTGTGGGTGCTTTTTGATCCCAAAGCCGAAGCGGCTGTGCGCGCGGCAGACCTGGCGACTCTGCGCGAGAAGATGGCCTACGTTAGAGCGCTGACCGACGAGCTCACAGTCGAGGAGGCCTCCCTCAAGCGCTTTCGTCTGCACGCGCGTCTTAAGGTGCCCTACGGCGCCGACTGGCGGATGGTGCGGGGGCAGGCCGAGGCCTCGCTCAGAGAGCTTTTTAAGAGTCGCTTTCGGGTGGGGGCAAGCCTCGAGCTGTCTGTCCTCTACGCTGCGCTTCATGCCCAAAACGACGTCACCGCAGCCGAGGTGGTCGAGCCCTCAGGCGGCGTCTTGTGCGAGGCCTTCGAGGCGCCGCTACTTGAGGAGAGCACCGACGGCCTCAAGCTGGAGATGACCTCGTGACAAGCCTACTGCCGAAAAACTCTACGCCGCTTGAGAGAGCACTCGAAGAGGTCGCAGGAGAGCGTCTTCATGGCCTCTCTTTTGACTTTGCCTCGCTTTTTGACCCCGCCACCTGCCCGCCGGCCTTTCTGCCGTATCTGGCTTGGGAGCGGGGGGTTGAGCTTTGGGACGAGGACTTTGTCGCAGTAGGGGGCGAAGACGACCTGATCAGGCGGCGGCGCGAGATCATTGGGCGCTTTGACAAGATCAGGCGGCTGCGCGGCACTCTTGCTGCGATTGACATGGCCATGGAGACCCTTGGCGTCAGGGCAAGGATTCGCGAGTGGTGGGACCACCCCGAGCCAAAGGAGCCCTACACCTTCAAGGTCATCCTCCTCAACAAGGACAACCGCCCCCTGGGCGAGGCTGATCGGAGGCGCATCCTGCGGGTCATCGAGTCGCTAAAGCCCCTTAGGTCCCGCTTTGACCTCGACATCATGTTTGAGGCCGACGCTGCCGTCGGGGCCGCGATGTTTGCGCGCCTGACTCGCATCAAGCGCATTGCCGCGCTCGTGGAGCGCTGATGGCTCTGTCGCGTCCCAAGATCACAAGACGCGGGCTAGAGGCCCTGGCCGAGGCCGAGGCCAGGGGCAAGAGGCTTCGCTTTGTCGGCATTGAGTTGGGCCGGGCGTCTTATGACCCCACCGGCTTGGAGGAGGCTCTCAAGGATAGGGTCGAGGGCTCGAGCCTTGCCGACTCAAACCGGGTCTCTGGAAACCGCGTTCACCTCACAGCCGAGTTTCGCGGCGGGGGAGAAGGCTATGACGTCGGCGAGATGGGGATTGTGGCAAGCCTCGAAGGGGTGGACGCGCCCCTTCTCTTTGCAGTCCTCTCCAAGAGAGGCGAGATCCTCGCCAAGCGGATAGCGTCGGAAGACCTGCTTTTTGGCATCGACCTCATCCACGAGGAGATCCCCGACTCGCTCATTGCAGTCGATGGGGTCGGCGAGCGCCTCAACCTCTCCCTGGCAAGAGAGCTTGCCGCGGTGGCGCTTTCTCTCACTCAAGGCCAGCGCCACACGCTCGAGCTGATGCGAGACCTCGCGGCCACCCGCGGGGAGCTTTTGACTTTGAGGGAGGTCGCCAAGGCCTCGCTTGCGGCGCTTCGTGGCGAGCTTCAGGCCCAAAAGGCCGAGACGGAGAGGCTTGTTCAGGGGGTCAAAGCGGAGCTTGAGGCCGCAAAGGCTGAGGCGCGTGATGAACTTGCCCGCTACAAGGGGCGGCTGGGGGCTCTTATCGGCTGGCCTGCCGGGGCGGGGACTCAAGCTCTCCTGCAAGAGATTGAGCTCGACCTCTCGTCTCCAGTCCGAGATACGGGGCTTATCGACTACAGGTTTACCAAGAAGACGACCGGCAGCCTAAAAGTTGGGATCAGGGACCTCTGGCTTCTGCGCACGGCCGCGTCTTTCCCGCGCGAGCTGACGCTGGAGTTTTATCTGGATGCCACCTATCAACGACGCTTTCGCCTGGAAACGGCCGCCTACAGCGAGAAGTATCTCTATCTGAGCTGCGGGCTTGTCGAGTTTGAGTTCTCCGAGGCAGACGTTGCAGCTTTGGGCTTAAAGGAGGGGCTTGTGAGCCTAAGGATACTGGAGGAGGAGCAGGTCCTTTTTTCTCGCTCGGCGCGAAAGCCTGCCATTTTCTTTATGGAGTAGGGACGTGACTCTCGAAGAGCAGATAGCGCTTCTGGTCGACGAGACGAGAAGGCTGCAAGAGCTGATGGCAAGCGAGATGAGATCCCTGCAGACGAAAGTCAGCGAGCAGGAAGCTAGGATCACGGCACTCGAACAGGGGAGGTCGCCAGGTGGCTGAAGGTTTTTGGCATGGAATCGAGGTCGTGCCGGTCACGACGAGAGCTGCCCCGGGGGTGAGAACCCCTGCCACGTCGGTCATCGGCGTCGTCGGCACGTCGGCTCTGTCGGACAAAGTGACAGCCCACACGCCCTTTCTTGTCAGAGGGGCGAGAGAGGCCAGAGAGCTTTTCGGGGGACTCGATGCCCCAGGGAGTTTGCCAAAGACGCTGGCCGCGATTTACGAGGAGACGCCGGCCGTTTGCGTGGTCGTCACCGTCGGGCCTGGCGAGGCCGACGCTCTGGCTTTTCAGGTGGCGGGTGGCCAAGGCGAGCTGACAGGGGTATACGCTCTGCTCAAAGCCAAGGCTGCGCTTGGCGCCCAGCCGCGCCTTGTGATCGCGCCCGAGTTTTCAGCCGACGAGTCGGTGAGGGCCGCCCTGAGCGTTGTGGCAACGAGGCTGCGTGCTGTGGCACCGATTGAGGGCCCCGGCAGCGGCGACCTGCAGGCGGTGATCGGGAGCTTTCAAAGTCTTCGCGGCTCGAGGCTCTATCCCATCTATCCCAACGTCCGGCTTGCCGCTCCGATCGGGGTCGTCGGCGGCTCGGCTCTCGCAGCCGCCCTGATCGCCAAGACCGACGCTCAGCTTGGGTTTTGGGTGTCGCCGTCCAACCGGCTTTGCTCGTCGGTGGTCGGAGTGACCCATCCCATCGAGTTTTCCTTGGACCCCTCGTCGGGCGAGTCCGGCGCCAACCTTTTGAACAAAAACAAAATCGCCACATTCGTGAACGAGCAGGGCTTTCGCCTGTGGGGCAACCGGACCCTTTACGATGAGGCCGATGCGCTCGACAGCCGGCACAAGTTTATCAACGTGCGCCGCTTGCGCGACTTTATCGATGACGCGATCTTGGCTAGCCACCTTTGGGCCGTCGACCGCAACATCACCAAGAGCTACGTCGCTCAGGTCACAGAGAGCATCAACAACTACTTTCGCGACCTCAAGGCCCAGGAGGCAATCCTCGGCGGTCACTGCTGGATAGACCCCGAGGTCAACACGATCTCCCAGATCACAGATGGCCACGTCACGTTTGACTACGAGTTTACGCCGCCCTATCCGGCCGAGCGGATCACCTTTCGCTCGCTGCTGTCGGACGACCACGTGAAGGAGGTCTTTTAAAACGTGACGCTGCTTAACAACCTTCCGCAGAAGCTCACGCATTTTACGCTCTTTGTCGACGGCCGCGGCTACGCCGGCATGGTCGACGAGATCGTCTTGCCAAAGCTCACCTACAAGGTCGAAGACTACCGCGCCGGCGGCATGGACGTGCCCATTCCCATCGAGATGGGCATGGAAAAGCTCGAGGCCGAGTTTACGCTTGGCGAGTACGACCGCTTTGTAATCCAGCAGCTTGGCTTCCAGGAGGGCGGCCCCATCGCGCTGCACGTCAGGGGAGCCCTCAAGCGGCATACGCTGGCCATTCCCGTCAGCTGTCATATGCGGGGCGTCATCACCGAGATCGACTTTGGCACCTGGAAGGCCGGCGAGACGACTGCCATGAAGTTTCGTCTCTACTGCACCTACTACCGCTACGCGCATGCCGAAGAGGTGCTGGTTGAGATCGACGCCGACAACATGGTGCGCCGCATCAACGGCGTCGACCAACTGGCAGCCGTCAAGGCTGCCCTCTTGAGAGGATGAAGGGCATGAAAAAAGAGGTAATCGAGCTTTCTTATCCCGTCGAGCTTTCCGGCCGGGGGCTGGTGCGCACCATCGAGCTGAGAAGGGCCAAGGTAAAAGACCTCGAGATGGTCGACTGTCACGACAGCGAGGCCGCCAAGACCTTGCATCTGATCAGCCACCTGGCCGAGTGGAGCCCCGACGAGGTGCGGGAGCTGGACTTTGCCGACTACCGCAAGGTGTCTGACAAGGTGGCTGGTTTTTTAGGCCTTGCTCCCTAGGGGAGCTGCCGGCGGGAAGACGGGCACTTCTTGAGGTGAAGGCCGACCTGGCCTTTGTCTTTCACTGGACGATCGAGGCCATCGACTCACTTTTGGCCGACGAGCTTGCCCTCTACCACCAGCTAGCGCTTGAGAGGCTCAGGTCGACATGGCCGATTTCAAAATAAGGGTAAGCCTTGCCGCCAAGGACCTTCTCTCCCTGCCGCTAAAAAACCTCTCTGGGGTCACCCGCGGGCTTGGCGGTGAGCTGAAGCGGGCAAGTCTGGCGCTCGACGAGTTGCGCCGCCACGACAAGCTTGCCGGTCAGATGCGGGGGCAGGCCAAGGCCACCCTTGAGGCCCACTCCCAGTGGAAGACAGCCGAGGGACGGGTGAGGGCGCTTGCCGCCGAGATCAAGGCTGCCGGCGAGCCGAGTCGGCGCCTGGCCAGAGAGTTTGACGCAGCAAGAGTCTCTGCCTCGCGGCTAAAAGACGCCTTTGAGACAAAGACCGCCCGGCTTCGCGGCCTAAAGCGCGAGGCGCGGGAGGCGGGGCTCTCTGTCCGAGGGCTCTCTGAGCGGCTTTCCGAGCAAGAGAAGGTCTTTGATCGCCTCAAAGCTAAGTCGGACCGGCTGTCGGGGCTGCGGCGGTCGGCAGAGGGCTTGAGCAGCAGGGCTTCCGAGCTTGCCATGATCGGGGGTGCTGCTTCGGGATTTGGTCGCGGGGTGCTGGCCCAAGCGTCGCTGCCGCTTCAAACCGCCATGAGCCTTGAGGCCGTCATGGCGCGCGTGCGCTCGCGGGTCTTGTCGGGTCCAGACTACAAGGACAAGGCCCGCCAAGAGAGAGACCTTGCGACTCTGGAGCGCATGGCAGCCCGGGTGTCGACCCAGTTTGGCTACACGGGCCAAGAGGTTGCTTCCGCGATGATCCAGATGGGGACTGCCGGCCTGCAGTTTAAAGACATCACCGAGGCCAACCTCAAGGCTGTCTTGGCGGTCGCCAAGGTCGGAGACATCTTGCCCCAGCAGTCGGTGAGTCTTCTCACCGGCATTGCGCATGCCTTCGAGCTGCCGATCTCGCGGCTCTCGCGCATTGGCGACGTTGTCCAGTACACAGCCGACGTCTCCGACACCAACCTCACCGAGATCGCAGACGTCCTAAAGCACGTCGGCTCGGTCGCCAACGCTGCCAAGATCCCGCTTGAAACAGTGATGGCGTCGGTGGCGATGCTGGCAGACGTCGGGGTCAAGGGCTCGGTGGCGGCCACAGCTCTCAAGGGAGCGTTTCTTGATCCGCTGGTTCACGACACCCTCGGCGGCACGCCAAAGACCGAGCAGGCCAAGCTGCTCCGGGCGCTTGGCATCCGGGTCGTCGACCCCAAGACGCGCGGCATGCGGCCTTTTATGTCTGTCATGGAGGAGCTTGGCGCAAAGCTCTCTCCCATGGGGTCGGGTCAGCGGCTCAAAATCCTCGAGAAGCTTTTCGGACGCGAAGGTCTGGCGGGCATCTCAGAGCTTGTAAATGTTGCCGTCAAGGCCGCTCGCGGCGACAGTGGGGCGGCCTCCAGGCTGTCGGCCCTCAGAGCGCGCGAGGCTGAGATCAGGACCCTTTCGGAAGGGACAGCACTTGAGAAGCTAGGAATCGAGGGTGCGACGGCGAGCGCCTCGCTGCTCAGGCTCAAGGCCTCGCTGTCAGATCTTTTGAACGTGCTCGGAAAGCCTCTCCTTTCAGACCTCGCGCGGCTTGCCAGTACTCTGGCAGGGGTGGTCGACAAAACGCGCGACTGGGCGCTTGCCAATCCGGGGGTCACAAAGGCTCTCTCGGGCGTGGCGCTTGGGGTGGGCGGCGCGGCTGCGGCGCTTGGCGCCCTTTTTATTCCGATCTCAACCGCCCTCGGGGCAGTCGCTCTCTTTAAGGGAGCCTGGATCGGTTTTGGAGCGGCAGCCTCGGGAGCTATGGCGGCGGCTACGGCGGGGGTCGGCGCGCTAAAAATCGCGCTCCTTGGCTCAGGCATTGGGCTTGCTGTCGCAGGGCTTGCCGGAGCCTCCTACCTTGTCTACGAGAACTGGGACAAGATCACGCAAAGCCTCCAGGCGGGCGGAAGGTCGGTGGCAGACTTCATGACCCGCATGACCTCCTTCAAGGCAACCGGCACGGTACCGCTGGCTCTTGCCGCAGCTCAGCGGGGGCCGAGTCAGTCGATCCTAAACGCTCCCATCACCGTCAATGTCACAGAGCCCAAGGCCACCACCGCCGAGATCGCTGCCAAGCTCAAAGAGGTTTTGCGCGAGGTCAAAGACGAGGAGGCCAGAGCCTTGAGGGCAAGGCTTTATGACTGAAGGCAAAGCGCTCTTTGCGCTGGGCTCTTTTCGCTTTCTCTCCGGCAGAAGCATGTTTGAGCGCCTGACCCGCGGCGAGAGCTTTCTTTGGAGCGAGCAGGAGAGGCTTGGCAGCGTGTCTTCGCTGAGCTACGTGGGGCGCAGGGCGCGTGAGGTCGAGGTGACGGGCGAGACCTATGCAGAAAGAGCCTCCACCGATGACCCTTTGAAAGCGCTGAAAGACGAGGCTTACAAAGGTGAGCCGCTTCTTCTGGTCGACTCGGAGGGGCGGTCTCTTGGCAGCTGGGCGGTGGTCTCGCTAAGCGAGGAGCTGTCGAGTTTTCGCGGTGACGGCAAGGCGCGCAAGGTGGCCTTTCGGCTATCGCTAAAAAGCGTGAGAGTCGATGACGCTGCCAGTCCGGCCAAAGCCCTATGATCTACCTGACGCGAGGGGGCGAGGTGCTGGATCTCATCTGCTACCAGGTCTTTGGCAAGACCGCTGGCATTGTCGAAGAGGTGCTCGAGCTGAACCCGCAGCTTGCAGGGCTTGCGGCCGTCTTGCCTGAGGGGGTCGAGATCCTTCTTCCAAGCCCCCCGCGTAGCGCCAGGCCCGAGCGAAGAGAGATCTCGCTTTGGGACTAAAGCCGGGGGTTTCCCTCACAATCGACGGCGAGGAGAAGAAGGGGGTCTACCGCGAGAGGCTTCGGCGGCTTGTCATCAAAGACGAGCGCGGTCTGCTCTCCGATCAACTCGAGCTTGTTTTCGATGACTCAGACGGCAGGCTCGCTGTCCCTGAGCGTGGCCACCGCCTCAGCGTGGCGCTTGGCTGGGGGGAGAGTCTCACCCCCATGGGGAGCTTTTTTGTCGACGAGGTGTCTGTCTCAAGCCGCGGCGTCATGCGGCTTACCGGCAAGGGCTTTGACACCCTAAAAGACTTAAAAACCGTTTCCTCCAGGCTCTACGCGGCAGGCGACCTCAAGGGGGTTTTGGACGAGCTCGGCCGCATCTACGGGCTCAAGGTGAAGGCCGCCGCCGCGCTTTCCCGCGTGAGGGTAGCGGAGGTCTCCCAGAGAAACGAGTCGGCCGTCCACTTCCTCTCAAGGCTTGCTGGCGAGCACGCCCTCTCGCTCAAGCTCCAAGGCGACACGGTGCTTGTCCTGCCCCAGGGGGCTGGAGAGAGCGTCTCGGGCGGAGCGCTGCCGGTTATTGAGGTGGAGGCGCTCGGCGGCAAGGTTCTCGCCTGGGACTTTGATTTTGTGAGCCGGCCGCTTTACGCCTCGGTTGAGGCCGAGGCCTTTGACCTTGAGACGGCGCAAAGCGAGAAGGTGGTCGTCGGCAGCGGAAAGCCCGTCTTTCGCTTTCGCGAGGTGTTTTCCTCTCGCGAGAAGGCCGAGCAGGCGGCCGCGTCCAAGCTTGCTCTTGCCCGGAGGCAAGGCGTCACGGGAAGGCTCGAGCTGGAAGGCGAGGCAAGGATCTGTGCGGACTCAAGGCTCAGGCTTTCGGGGTTTCGCGCCGCAGTCGACGGCCTTTGGAGCGTGACATCTGCCACCCACACCGTGGCGCCCGAGGAGGCCTACACCGTCAGCCTCTCATGCGAAAGGCTGCCAGACCAACCGCGATGACGAGAATGGTAAGTATAAGGCCGGCCGGAATCCGACGGGCAGGGGGTGTTGTGCCGAGCGTATAGACGGCGCGAGCCAGAGTGAGCTTTTTGACCATGGCTTTGAACCTGCGATGAGTCTTCTGGAGCGCAACAGTCTAGCACGCAGCGCATTGTGGAGCCCGCACATGCGCTGATGGCTCGGGACAGTCTCTGTCCACACAGACTGGGTCCACACAGACTGGGTCCACACAGACTGGGTCCACACAGACTGGGTCCACACAGACTGGGTCCACACAGACTGGGTCCACACAGACTGGGTCCACACAGACT